TGAATGGAAAAAGAAAACACAATCTATCCAATATATGTTTCGCGAAGACATGAACAAAATCCTAAACTTATTAGACGAAAAAGGTGTGGAGTTTAATCATCTATTTGAATGTGAAAACGGGGAACATCCCATAATATTCAAAGCATTGGTATCTGAAGAAATAAGTTTAGAGTCTTTTTTGTTATTAGATAAATGTATAAATTTTGTAGAAGTACTAAATAAAAAGCTTGACGATTTCATTTGGATGGAGTATCATAATAAGATTATGAAGTATTCAGACTTCATTGAAGTAGACGAGGATATCTATAAAAAAATACTGAGAGATATCTTTTTATAAATTATCAATAATTATTGAGGAGAAAAATATGGTAGATTTTGCAGAGTTAAAGCGTCGTAGAGGCTCTAAATCTTTAAAAGATGTATTGACAGGGATCGAAAAAACCGCCAGTAATGAAAGACAAAAAGACGAACGATTTTGGACCCCAACGGTCGATAAATCAGGTAACGGTACTGCGGTTATTCGTTTTCTTCCTGCACGAGCAGATGAAGATGGTTTTGAATTTGTCAAAGTAAATTCACATTCTTTCCAGGGTGCTTCTGGTCAGTGGTATATTGAAAACTGTCTCACGACTCTAAATCAAAATGATCCTGTGGTTGAAAAAAATCGTATTCTCTGGAATTCTGGTGATGAAAAAACTGTCCGAGAACAGAAAATCAAAAAGAACTTCTACTCTAATATTTTGGTTGTCAGAGACCCTGGCAATAAAGAAAATGAAGGTAAAGTGTTTTTGTTTAGATATGGTACAAAAATCTTTGAAAAAATTGAACGGGCTGTGAAACCCGAATTTGCTGATGATGAACCGCTAAACCCGTTTGATTTTTGGGAAGGCGCTAACTTTAAAATGAAGATTCGTAAAGTAAGTAATTATCGTAACTACGATCTTTGCGAGTTTGCTTCACCGTCTGCAATCTCAGATGATGATGATGAAATCAAGAAAATTTGGGATAGTCAATATTCTCTAACTGAGTTTCTTGATCCAAAGAACTTTAAATCATATGATGAATTGAAGGCTCGCCTTGAAACGGTAACAATGCAACCCGGTTCAAACCCTGTAAGCAATACTTATGATGATGAGAAACAGGCACAGCCACCAAAACAGAAGTATGTTAAAGAGGAAGAAGATCAAATTCCTTGGGATGATGACGATGATGATGATAAAGGGGGGATTAATTGGAAGAGTATCATAGAAGGTACCTAAAAAAGGAGGGGGGATTAAATCCCCCCTTTACATTCCCGCAATACTAAATTTTCTAGCTGCAATATTTTCGGGACTATACATTTCTCTTAATGGACTGTACACAGAGGTCCTACTATAACTATTGTTATTACTTTGATCAATGTTATTGGTGTTATTGACTGAAGGTGCAACAACGTTAACAGTTTGTCCTGGAGCACCCGATTCGGTTATTTGTCTATTCGCCTCTGTCAATCCTTTACTAGCACCAGAACCAATAATTTTTGTGGTTTCAGAAGAACCTGTTTCTCCTGCCAAAGAAAAGTCTTGCATATAACTAACATATTCTTTCTTTGATCCGAAAATTCTAGACTTTTGTTCAAATTCGTCTTGAATTTGTTTATCAGTTTTAGTAGGTTCTGAAATTTGCGCTTTAGAAACTTTTGCCTGGGTTTGGGTATTAATATAAGATCTCATTTCTTTTGACCCCACATCACCCAACTTCATATTATATTCACCAGCCAAATCAATCATTTTTTGTTGGGCTTTTGGTTCACTCGAATCAATTTCCGAAAGTTTTTGTTTAAATTCGGTTTGTTGTTCGGCGCTTAAACCTTGGTCTGTAAGCTTTTGAGATAGAGCGGAATCAGCAATTGCCGCCTTTTTATCTTCATCGGTCAACTTGATATTTTCTTCCCCTAAAGTTTTGTTTGCCCATTCTAATGCGGAGTCAGGAATTAAAAATGAAGGTAACTGTTTTACGAGTTTAGCTAGTCCCTTACTCATTTCACCAGTAATATTTTCCCAAAGTTGGGAAATACCCTTTACGAATGAATTTGTATCTTCATCTGTCAAATCAAAGACCCCCGCAACAGAACCAATAAGGCCCCCTATCGCAAAACCTATTGCCGTTCCGATACCAGGAAAAATACTACCAAGTGCAGCGCCTATTCCTGCATATTTGGCGGCAGACCCAGTTACCGTAGCAACAGCACCAGTCATGTCTTGAAGTGCTTTCTTGGTTGATTTTTCTGCACCAGGCCCTACGTCTAATGATCTAAAGTAGTCGGCCGCTCCGGTGATTGCACTTTCGGCTAGGAATCCAACAGCGGCAAAAAGACCTGCTTTGGCCAAAATACCTGTAGTAAGTTTAGGTGTGAACATTCCAGTCACTTTACTCATTACGGCGGTTTTTGTAGCAGCAGAAGATAACTGTGTTGCAATACCGGTTCCCATAGATGTAACAAGGTTTTTTATCGCACCAAAAGTTGCGGCGGGGAATAGAAAAGTCATAAGACCCCCCACCCCAAGAATCGCACCGAAATTGTTAGCAAACCAATTATCAAATTCAGTCCCAAAAGTCTGTTCTAACTTCTCTTTTAACGAATCGCCAGCAAACTTTAAAATTGAATAAATTAGACCACCCTTTAATCCAAAGATACCCGTCACTAACAAATCAGAAAAATTTAAATTATTTAAAAATTTCCCGACCATGTCAAGAATAGCAGGGGCGTAAGACTCAACTTTTTCCCGAACAAATCCAACTATCTCATTAAATTTTTCTGGTGCAAAGAATGCGGACAAAACCGCGCCACCAATCAACGTGGAAAGAAGATTAGAACCACTAAAGTTACTGGCAACCTCTTGACCTTTTTGCGCGATAGCAGATCCAGCAGATTTCATCGTAGTAGCAAATCTAGACTCTCTTTTTTCCTCTGCCTGTTCAGCCGCCTCTTGTGCTTCTTGAAGTCTATCGTTTGTAAGTTCTGTTTTTTCGACCTTTAATAAGGAATTTAAAGCAGAACTTTGTTTATCAATTGAATCTCTAACGTCTTCTAAGACATAAAGCATAGACTCTTGGAAGGAGAGAATTTTAAGCTGATTTACATCCGAAGATTGATTTAATTTAGGTAATGCCATTATTGGTTCTGCCTATTCTTTTCTTCTTGTTCTTTTAACCAATTGATTAACAGTTGCACATAAATTTCTCTTTCAAACGGAATCATATTCTCTATCTCACTTAAAGAATATTTATGGTGTTGCATTAAGGCGAAATTTATTTGATAATAATTCGCCAGGTTATTATAACAAAGGCTTAGGAAAAAAAATCATCAAAACCTGACACCATAGTTTTCACTTCATCCCCACATCCTTGACATTTGTAATTAACCTCAATTTTGCTAGATGGCATAGTTTGAAAAAACAAAGCTACCTTTTCAAACTGTTCTTTCGAGAGACTTTCTAAAAATTCAATTGCTTCTTTTTTTGTAAAATCATCATAAACATTTTCACCATCATAAACGCAATCAATACAATCTGCGAACATATCAATAATCTTAGAAATATCATTTTCATTTTTTAGTTCTGCGAAGTTCATGATAGTTTGAATTGTCGGATATTTCATTTTAATACTATATTGATCGGTCAAAGAAAACTGTTTCTCATGGTTATCATCAGAATCAACCACAATTTTATCTAAATTAATTACAACCTCATTTTCGTGATTGCAACCCTCTTTGTTATGTTGAACAGTAACCGTGGATGTTTCACCGACACTTTTTGCACGAATATGAAGTAAAAGAGATTCAAAATCAAAATATGGTAAAGACTTAGATTTAAATTTTTCATTTAAAACACAGTTATCAATCATTTGAGCAACAGCGTTAATTTTATCTTCACCCTTATCACTCTCTAATGCAAACAAAAGAAGTTTTTCTTCCTTAACCAAAAAAGGTCTATACTTGATTTCTTCATCATTAGATGGTAATTTTAACGTATATTCGGGGGCTGTAATACTTGGTAAACCCATATTATATTCTCCTCATTTTTTTTTCTGTCAAGTGCATTTTTTTCTTGACAAGGGGTTGACAAGGTGGTATATTTCGTATGTACCCTGTTAATGAATATTTCTAAAAGTCCACTACAAAATTACTAGCTGATTCTCTAAATTGTTGCTGTTGTGAAGAAAATTCATTATCTAGT